TGCTCATCGGCGGCATCCTTATGCGACTGCTGCGCGTCAAGATGATCTTTTTCAGTGGTAGCATTTTTAGTTGCCTCATTTGCTTTTTTGGTGGCTTCCTCCGCCGCGTTTTTCTTTTCTCCTTCGGAGTGTCCACCACTTCCTGGACCACCCTTTATTTCAATATCGATTTTAGGCAATGTAAACACCGTCTGCTTTTTTCCGATGATAAGTTCAGAGAACATATCGACTAAATTTTCTTCCATCCATTTAAAGTGTGCAAGAAGATCAAAGTCCTCTCTATCAAACTCAACTGATTTAGTCATTGCATCTACTACCGATTTAACGCTATTAGGATTCATCGGAATGCCACAAGGGGAAAATTCCAAGTAGTCCCATTTTTTATATTCGGTCCCTGTTTTCCCTAAACCTATACGTGACCGCTCTGCATTGTCCACCGGGGAATTAGCCCCTCCGCTCGCTGGAAGAAATCCAATCGAACACGCTGGGAGGAAATTTGAGGCCGCAAATTTATACACTAAATCAGAACGTCCCGAAGAATCTACTCGACCGTCGAGAAACAGCGCGTCCGCCGGGATCGATTTGCTGACCGTATCAACTCCAATACGTAAAGCAGCACCAACAGGGAAATTATCATGCTGGTGACAAAACATAACCACGGGATTTTTGGGATAGTAAGAATCAAAATTAGCGCCTGCAACTCGCACAATATCACCAGCGCGGTCAGGAGTTTCGTCCGCCGTCGCCGGGTAATGTATAACTCGCTGCTCATACCCATCTAAGTACTCCTTCCCTATCATATCACACAAAGCCTTGCACTCATCGGGGGTCATAGACGTCTTTGACGTTTTTGCCGTGTTAATTCTTTTTAACAATGCAGTAGGCATGATTATTTTCCTCGCTTTACGTTTAATACTACCATGAGGTCATTTTCGTGCCCCTGCTCATCTTCCAATATTGATTGAATAAGTTCCATAGTTCCAAACTCACCTAATCCCATCGCCTGGGAAACACGCTCCGTATATCGTTTAATCGCTGTTTGCTCCGACTGTATATCATACGTCAACATCTGCGTTGAATCGTGAGACGTTAAGGTAATGTCGGAAACCGCTACCGGAATCCCACCAAGGTAATTGATATGGTCGGAAATTAAAACGGCATGGTCGTGCTCGTCATCGGCGTGCTTTCGTAATTCTTCGGCTACATTCAACATCGCCGGACCCGTCAAGCATGCCGCATGCTGAATATACTGCAGCATTGCTTGATACTCTTTCGTCAAGTCGATGTTAAGCTCATTGATTAGGTCTTGTAGTGTAAAGGACATATATCAACCTAAAAAATAAGGGTTAAGGGAAAAACGCTGCTGTCCCTGAGTTGGGCCCATCATACGGTTCTTAGGTAACGGTGGTTCACAAACGTGGTTCTTCAATGCGTTCTCCGTTTCATAAACCGCACCACACTTTTCACAAACGAATTTTTTCTTCTTGTTATTCACTTTTTCCTCTTTTATTAAAAATTAAAAAATTAATTCTTCTCCTGTACTGCAATCGTAGTGCATCGACAATTTATTATTTCCTCCGGTTCACCATCTGGGTCAAGGGGATGCAGCAGACCAGTCTCAGGGAATGGCTCACCTACTTTTACTATGTTACCATTTTCCGCTTCATGCGTCTCCCGAACTTTATCATCTTCGGCCGTCAACCATTGGTGCTCTTCTATCCCCTCATTTTTAAAACAATCGAAACGAGCATCGCTGGAAATGATACCAGTCTCGGTACGGGCTATAGTGCGCGCTTGGTGTTTGCGGATTTCCCCTGAATCGCTTATCGCTTCCTTAATTGCTTTTGCGTACTGCTGCGGTGTGAAGGAATGGGCGTAGCCGTCTTTTATTGCGTCCTCTATTTTATCCCCATACACTTGCATCGTGGTAGAATTTATTCCAGCGAGCCCCTCCCTCCGAGCTTCAACATATTCATTAATCATCGCATCCGATACACCCCAATTGACAAACGCACCAAGCTCCTCTTTCAACTTCGATGCTTCAAGATATAGTTGAGACTCTACTTGATTTTTGTAAATCTTTAAAAGCTTTTGGTCTTCTTCCGGTTGATCAAATAGGAAGTCTTCTGGGTTGAGTGAGGGTGTTTTCTTTGCCTTCGTTATCGATTTGATCCAAGCGTCAACCAAATCCTGGCAGTAATTACGTTCATCATTGAACATCCTCACAAGTTTACTGTGAAAGGTATTTTCCCCTGGGTTTAGCACACGTTCAATATACTCATTAGATATTTTAGTGAGAAGTTCCGCGTTAAACCCGCCCTTGACAACTATAAAACTTTTTTGAGTCCCTTTTGGTATAGCGGGTTCTGTATTGTTTCCTGACGGTGCATTAGGATTCATTCCTCCCACTGGTGCTACAGGCACTGGTTTTTCTTTCAACCAAGGGGCTACTGATAAATCTTCCTCCGTTAACGGCACCTCAGTGATACGAAAAGAAATATCAGCAGGCACTCCCATGGTGTACATGATCTGCGCTGACTTGACGGCAACGGAATAGTCCTTTTTAAGAATACGAATACCCGAAGTATCGGCCTTCAAATGAATCTCATTGCGTACATCGATATTGTTTATCCAACTTGAATTGATCTGTTCGAGTATAGCCTCTTCAATAGGTAAATAAGTATCCTCCCATAGCATTTTATGCCCCTCGACCAATGTGGCATAATTAATATCTTCATACTTACCTATTCCTATTTTGTTAAGACCAAACACCGCAAGCAACTGATCCTCTACACTTCCCTTTTGTTCCATAAACTCCATGTCTTTAGGAGTATTGGCAATTTTCTGAAACTCCGCACCCTTTCCCAATATCGCCACGCGGCGTGCGTTCCCGACACCAGCATACTGCTGATACCATCTGTTCTTAATTTCATCCGCTTGTTGATTTGTCAACTCCTGGTCGCTGGAAAGAACTCCTGCCGGAACTGCATCGTTTTCAAATGTGCGATTATTCCAGATGTCTGCTTTTATATCGTTTATAATGGCCATCTGCGCGGGCGCATACCTTGACAAACCTTCAAGCCAGTTGTATGGATTGAATGCATAGATACGCAAAATCTCATTCGGTGCATAGTGTATAATCAACGGTTCGGGTCCAGGGATTTCTAATTTCCACCCGAGAAACTTTTTATTGTTATCAAACTCCGCCGCTATGAACTCATCGGTATATGGATAGATGGTTGCAGGAATATCTCCGCGTGAAACATCACATTTAGGGTCTTCCTTCCCCGAGTCCATAACAAGAAATACCTGTCCACCTTTCAGGGAACGACCAAAACCCTCTCGGCATGGAAGAAGATAGTATAATATTACAGCTTCCCAGAACGTCCTCCATGTCATAAACGGATTTGGGCGTTTTAACAACTGCCATACCGGGTGCTTAGGAATTTTCTTCTCATCTTCCCCGTAGATTCCGTGGGGCAACCGACAAAGGTTTGTCATTATTGCACGAGCGCACGAATGCACTGCCCAGTGTAATTGGTATGGCTTCTTCTCAATTTCTTTAGATGATAAATTTCCGTAGTTATTTGATTGATAAAAGAAAGTAGGATCAAGGTCGGGAACGTCAAGCGCCTTGGTCTGCATGGGAACGCCAAGGTGGTTAAACAACTGAATTTCTTTAGTTGCTATTTGAGTACTCATTTATTTCCTATCACAAGGACCAATATACTGCCCATCCAAAATCCGATCATCGTTAAATCGAGCAAGATATTTTCTGGGTTCATATTTACTTCTTCTTAATTTATAAATAAAAAGATAAACAATTAGGGTGAGCAGCAGGACATTTAGGTAACGTCTCAAATATCTCCCGTGCTGCTTGACTAATTATGATACCATAAGTCATCATCTCCATATAGTCATTGTAAGGATCGCTTGACATATCAGAATATCTGTATAATGTTAGCTTTGAACATTGCAAACATACAAGCAAGGGCATCGATTTGGTCATCGTGGGCGCCACCGATACCATTGTCTAATTCGTCAATCAATGAACCATTCCACGGAGCGCGTTTCATCCATACGTTACCCGCTTCAAACACCGGGGTCATTGGGTCGGCCTTGGCTTTCTTATCCCCTGGAAGCTGTAATGGTTCAACGGTAACTATCCCCGATAGAACTCCTTTACACGTAGTATATGCATCTTTGTATGCACCAAACGCCTCCATCCCCACCTGCACCCCATCCGCCACCGCTGCATTCTGAATTATAGGATCACGCTTCGGAGCTTCCCACTGCCCACGGATTACGTCATCGATAATTATAGTAGCAAAATTTACATTGGGAATAGATGATGGTTTAAACGTTACCGAACCCTTAACGCCCACCGTAAAATCGGGATTGTCTTTTGTAGTTTGTTTTGTTGAAGAAGCAAGGTCCCAAGCGCGTTTCATTTGTAAAGAACAACCAACCGCAGACTCAACCTCTTTTATATCATCATAGAAACGAATCTTATCGGTACGAA